AAGATTATTGTCGGAGAATTTGCTCCACCTCGCCATTCTGCGCCGTAGATTACTTTATCGGTGCTAATATTGATAGAATATTCGTCTTCAAAAAACAGGAATGGTTTTTGTACGCTTGTCTGCTGCCCTGATTTTTCCTGAGCAATTGATGACCACCTAACCAGTCCGTTATTGCCGTAAAGGAATAACCTGTTTCCGACATAAAGCATTCCTCCTGTTGCCTCTTTAAAAACAAAGTCTGGAAACTCTAAAGGTAGATATTCCACTCCTTTAATCACTAACCCTTGTTGGATAGGCAGATTACTTGTAATATCTACATAAATTCTTCTATCAAGTGCAAGCATCAGGTTTTCATGGACGTTATTTATATTGCTTATAACCGAAATAAATTGCATTAACCGAGCAGGATCATCTTTATTCTGTAGTTCATAGCCTCTAATAAACGTCTCCATCCCTTCCGAGTTATAGATAGCATGTATCAGGTTTGTTTTTAAGTCTACATCTGGTAAATTTCCATTAGCTATTGAGATGCCTACTAAAACATGTTGTCCGAGTTCATCATACCAGATAATTAAACTACTTGGATAACTACGGGAAGGTATGATGACAATTTGTCCGTATAGTGGGTCATTAGGGTCTATTATTTTAAATATAAGATTTCTCATTCCGCCTATATTCTGAGGTTGGCCTCTAAAAAACCTGACCCATTGCCCCCCTGTGCAGTAACTTCCTTGAAAAAATGAACCATCACGTAGTATTCCCGGTTTATAGGTAATAGGAAACATCTGTTTTTGCGTAGCCATAAATTACCCTATATCTCTTTTTACACTGCGATCGATGTAACGATCTTTGGTCAAATTATTAGCAGACGTTAAGCTTTCCTGATATAATTTTGTATAGACAGGCATTCTCTGATCATCCTTTAAATAAATAAGAGCCTCTAAAAAGGCGGCATAAAATAGAAGATCAGGGTAGTAGTCTGTTAGTATGTTTGTTTGATTATCCTCTGTAATTAAGTCGGGTCGCCCATTATATATTAACCGATAAACATTATTTTGAGCAGGAGTTGGGCTTATATAAATTCTATCATAAGGCTTAATATTCGGTTGTATTTTATCGGCATAAAATAGCGGTGGATTATCAATAGTAGCGGTATCGACATTCGGCCAATAATTTATGCAGAACTCATAACTTCTTGGAAATAAAATTACATTATTCGTAAATAAGGATTCAGTCGTTCCATAGCTTAGAGAGATAGTTTCCTGCCAATCGGGAGGTTTTGAGATATTAGCATTATTTGCCTGAAAACTACCATCAACTGCCTTTTGAAAACCAAGAGTATTTAGCTCCTTCCAGATTTTCTGCTGTCCCATCTCAATAAAATAGGGAATAGAGGCGGCAAATTCAATGCTACCACCTCTATTGGCATAAGCTATAATCTGAGCAATAAGAGTAGTATAGTTCATTTGCTAACTTTAGACAGTGGTAACAGTTCTCCATGCCCCATTAATTCTAGTTTTTAACGTGTTGCTTGTAACATCAAAATAAGTAAATCCGTTTATCTGATTAGCAGCTACTTCAACGTTTCCTCTTGGCCCGGACGGATATACAAAAGGTGTTCCATTAGTAAGACCTGCTCCAGTGGCAGTTGTATTAACTGAAAGGATATTTTGCCATACTCCAGCATTATTTACAAAATCAAAAATCTGTAAAAAACCAGTCGTAATATTAAAAATCACAGTGCCAGGTTTTATTTTGTATGTAATATTATTTACTACGTAAGGAGTAACGTTTTGTAATAAGTCTCTCTGCGTAGTAGTAACATTAGGAAAAGCAAAAGTAGCGTTAGGATTATTAGTTCCGGTAGTTTGATCACTGGTAATAGTAAGACCGCTTAAAGCGGTAATATTTGATAAGTCTGCCATATGTTTCCTTTTTCTTTTTTATTATAACACAAAGTACTTACAACTCTTAAAAATCGTATAAATGTAATTATTTTTGAAAATTACATTTTTGAATAAATTGCTGTATTTTTATAGCGTCCTGTTGATATTGCTGCTCTGCTGCTGTTTGTATGTAGTTTAAAAAATCAGCATTAGTAGTATCAAGTTCTGTGTCTTCGTTTAAGTCGTAAATGGTATTAAAACGATAATAAAATAAATCCTGATTATTTATTTTAGTGCCATACAAAGATAATAATTCCAAGATTTTATTAATCGCTTCTTGCGGTCCACTTATTCCTAATGATATTAAATCAAGTAACAAATAAACATTTTCAAAATCAGGAAGGATTGAATTGACGATTTCTTCTGTTTTTTCTGTTGTATAATTTTTATGTAACAACAAAAAATTTCTAAACTCATTAAGATATTTTCTTACAGATTCAGGAGGCGGCACTGGTACTGGATCAAATAATCCTATTGTCCCAAGCCCCGTACCAACCGATAGAATACAAGTGCGATTAGCAGAAGGATTAATAGCATTGTTATAAGCCCATGATAATGCTGCGGGGTTGTTCTGGAATACTCCTCCGTCAATAAATTTAGAATCAGGAGTAGTAACTTCTGGAATATTTACCGCTGGAAAATAAATAGGAGCGGCACTTGTTGATAAAGCTACGTCCTGAACTAGATAATTTTGACCTTCGAGCCCTCTAAATTTTATATTTGAATATAACACCGGACGATAAGCTTTAACATCAGTGCCGACATCTGGTACTTGCGTTGTATAGATTTCAACGCTAGGAATTAGTACATTAGTCTTTAGCTGGAACATTTTGCTTTGCCCAAATTTGGCATTTAGCAGGGCTTTCAAGTTTGTATTTTGATACCATGTTTGATCGCCATATAGAATGGTATTTATTTTCTGCAATGTTGAGACAGGAGGGTAAAAGATACTACTTGGATTATTACTACCATTATTTAAAGGGTTTTGTTGAGCTAGAAATAGCTCAATCATATCATCGGGACTATAACCGCTTGCATATGCTAGTGCCTGAATACCTCCGATGGAAGTGCCGGCTATAATATTAAAATATTTATATATCTGATTACCTGGTATACCTGCATCACGGCAAAAGTATTTCATGAAATAAGCAGAAAATAGCCCTTTCATTCCGCCGCCGTCAAAAGAAAGAGCTGTATTTATCTTCATCTGATCCTCTGTAGATAATATCTATAATGTTTCTAGAGGTGGTATTAAAGCTTGAATTGAATAACAATCCGTAATGAGAGTATTAAGAATGGTTATTAGATCAGGACCTTTTGAAGCTCCTTCTGGCACCTGTGAAATTAAATTGTTACTATCTTGAATAGTTTGTGTTGTTGATGACTGCAAAGCTAGATACCATGCTTTTTGTGTTTCTGGATTAGCGGGGCTATAATAACCAAATAAATAACTGCCATTCTGATTAATACACTGGACATCTGATGGTATAGAAGCGTAAATGGAAGGTTGACTAAATACTTGGGCTACTACACTATTGAAATATGATAAATCAACTTGTGTTTGAGTTACGATTTTTAAATTTGGTAAATTTTGAACGCTCATTTTTGTTTCTCCTAATAAAGTTATAATAAGTTTACGTTTCTGATTTCGTTAATTTTCTTGTCCTATATCGGAATAGAAAACATGTATTTCTAAAACAGCATCACCGTTTAACAACTCTTCTCCGTCATTTACTAGAGTTAAAGGACAACCCAATACAGATTTATATGGTGTGGAATTGCAGTCATTAACGTTGATTAATATAAATCTATCCTCTAAAACGTCTAAAAAATCAGTGGTGCTTATTTCACCAAAAACAAGTTCACCAAGCATGATTTTCAAGATTGATCCTTGACACTTATAAGGTACGAGATTTTTTAATTTTCTTATGCCTATTCTGTGAGGGATTATACAGTTTAAAATCGTTGTATCTAAAATAACAAAAGGCTCTTCTTTTAAAGACAATAATTTATCAGGTGTTATAATCTTTTTTTCATATCCAAAATTTACTATTGTCATATTTACCTTTTAAGTTTTTTTAATTTTCTCTCAAGCATATCTACACGTTTTAAGGTGTTTTTTAGTACTACCATTGATAATTCAAAAAGCTTATTTTTGGTAACTGATGGACAGGTTTCAAAAGTGCCGTAAGCAAAGCCTTCGTTTGGTAGTTTTTCAGAACAGGAAATAATTAACCGCTTTGGGGTAGTTTTTAAAATCTCTACTTCAATTGATTTATTAAGTAAAATTAACTGTAGTTTACTCCCTTCAATATTGGTTAATTTTTCTTTGAATACTAATTGATAGTTATGTTCTCTTATCTGTTTTATTAAACAAGGTTGTAATATGTTGGGGACAAAACTTTTGTCCTCCAGAACATAATCAGGTAAAATCTCTTTTAAAGGTTCAGCAATAACACCAAACGTACTACCTTTACCATTTTTAATTTTATCTTTATAGCTGTATTTAAAGAAAGGTATTTTATTAAATATCTTTAACGCTTCCTCTTCTATTAACTTACCTGAAGATTCAATATTTTTGGTTTTTATGGAAGAAACGGCATTGAACTCGGAAGCTTTGACTCTATTATTGCAGTTAATGGAGTATGGGTTTGACCCCGAAGCTGTTCCCGTATTACCGCTTGAATTTAAATATCCGTAACTACCGCTATATGGAAAATAATTACCGCTATCATTAACAAATAAAGCGTAATTATATTCCAGAATTTTTGAAAGTGAGTTGTTAATAGAATAAATTACTCCGAATTGATTACCTGAATTGTAACCAAAACTAAAAGTATCTACCCCGTTTTGTGGAGCGTAAAACTGAAATTCAAAACCAGCTCCATTACCAGTATTAGCTCTATTCATCCTTAGCTTCATGGTTTTATTAGTGCTATTTGGAATAGTTAAATCATAATTAAAACTAGTATTAGAGCCCGTAAAGTTAAATATTTGGTTAGCTGTTCTTCCTACATTTGAGGCTAGTATAGTATTAATAGGGTTGCTTAAAATACCTGAACCGCTTACATCTCCAGCTATACTGATATTTAAATTATAGACAAAACTTTCAGTAGCAACGCTGTCCCAATTTAAACCATTCCAAAACTCAAGTTTCATTCTTTATCCATTCTTAAAGAGTTGTGTTGAATCTTAACATTCCAACGACTGGAGTAGATGGTCTCTGCAGCGTTGTTCCGGTTGGAATAGTAACTGATGCAGTGCCTGGTAATACAGGGTTAGGGCTAATACCAACGGTCGCTATGTTATTCGTAACTGTTACCGTAATTTCATTTGTAGTGCCTATTATATTATCTATTACACTTCCACCTAATTCTGCAAAAGTGATGAAACTTATACCGATTCCTGTAACGATTGAGGTAAGCATCCATGATGTTACGGCATTTACTGTTCCGCTAATTAC